ACTTTCTCTGCGGCACCGGGATCAAACATGGAAACATATTCACCACCGCCAGGAGGCCGATAATCCTCAACGCGGCTCGAACGAGGAAACTGAGGAAACCGTTGTGATGGCTCAACATTAGCAGCCTTCCCCTCGCTCGGACCGGGAGGGGGCGGAGTCGGGATTGGATCAAATGGCCCCCGAGGTTTAAGCTCTGGCTCTCCCTGCGGCGTCTCAGGAAACTGCTGCGGTTTCACCTCGATTGGAGGAATGATGATTGGCTTGCCACCATCAGGCGTCTGAGGATACGGTTTCACCTCGATTGGAGGAGGCGGCACTGGCACGTTTGGGGGCACCGGCGGTGGTGGCGTCTGGAGCCAATCGCGCTCATCTTGCTCGCGCTTCTGCTGCTCTTCCTCCTCGCGTCTCTGCCGCTCGCGAATTGAATGCGGTGTGTGATCACGCATCGGGCGTGGTGGTGATGGTACTGGTGGTGGTAGTGGTGGTGGTTGCGGAATCCCAGTGCCCTGAGATTCATCCACATATGGAAGCCCCGTCATGGGGTCTAGTTGCTCCACCGACGGCTTAGGTGCAGGTACAGGCGTAGGTGCAGGCGTAGGTGCAGGCGTAGGTGCAGGCGTAGGTGCAGGCGTAGGAGGTTGATCTTCCGGCACATCCTGACCTGGCTGCCAGTCTCCCTTCTGCGGAAACAACTTCTTGTGCAACTCTGGCCCCACCAACGGAGTTTTCCCAGTAAAGAAGTTTCGCAGCCCTTCGGGCAAGTTATCCCACAGGTTCACGAGAGCTTTTTCCAATGGCACGGTAAAATTATCATGTGCTGATTTGCCCGCGTCTATGAAGGCCTGATTCCATTTCTTGATCTCTTCCCCAGCATTTTCCAGATCTGTCTTTGCAAGATCTAGCTGCTTGCCGAACGGAGCCCAAGCCGGATCGAGGGCCTTTAGTGACTGCTCAAAAGAGTCGGTCTCTCGAAATACCTTCTCGAACGTTTCTAGACCTTTAAGAGCTTTCAACAACCATTGATTAAATTCACCCATGGCATCGTTGAGCCCGGTGCCATGCAGCAAGTTTGCAGCAAGACTCTTCCCGATGTCTTCCCAGTAGAATGACGCGAGCTTGCTCAATTCTTCAAACCGCTCAGTCTCCTTCGTGCGGTCCCTGAACATCTGCTCGCGCGCAGGAGAAGTAAGTTGCTTATCGTACTCCTCCCTGATGCGACCGAACTGCTGCAACTTTGCGAACGCCTCCGGCGACAGGCCCTGCCTCTCCAAGAACTGCGCCTGTGCCGCCTCGACTCCGCCTGCCTCTCCGCGCGCCGTCATCGTGCGACGGATGTCCTCCAGCGCTTGGCTTATGAGACGGACCTTCTGAGGTACAGTGGATCTCTCCATTGCCTCCATGTACTTCGTGATGTACTCGAAGGTCGCTGGATCGGCAACGTCCTGCAGGAGTCGATGCGTTGTCGGCGCGTTCTGCGCGCCGTATCGCTGCAACTCAAGCTGAAGATCAGACAGCTGACTGATCGTGCCTTGCGCTTCTTTTGCGCTCTGACCTCCCAGTTGCAATTGACGCTGTAGCCCTTGATAGCCAGTCATGCTCTGGCCAACGCCTCGGGCACGAGTATCAAGATCTTTCATCGACTCGGAGAGACCGTGAAAGTCAGTGGCTCGGTGAACCAGATTGGCACCGAGATTAGTCAGTTGACTTACCAGCTCTGCTGTGACTCCGCCGGTGATGCCTCCGATGAATCCCGCCTGACGAATTGCCCCCGTAAGCGCTTGCACGCCTTCGCGGCTGGCCACGCTCGCAGCTGAGACTCTTTGAGACGTGCCACCACCAGCTTCCTTCAACTGAGTGAGCTGGTCGCGCAGCGCGGCAAGCTTCGCGGTTGCCTGATCGTCCAGGCTTACGCGAAGTTGTAGTTCTTCCAGTTCAGCCATCGTTCTTCCCACGAGCGCGAATCTGCGCTTCGATGAGCTTGACGGTATAGTGAACGTGCATCGCTATGCGCGACATCGGCATGTCCAGCAAATACTCAGGATCCATGTGATAGCGATCAGCGAGCCGGTAGCAGTTCAGGATGAACTCGTCCGGATCTACCACAGCCCCTGATCCGAGATAAAAAAACGGCGCAACCTGTACGCCGCGGAAGCATAGTCACGAGGATCGAGAGCCATCAAGTAGGCATCCTGAACGCCCATCAGGTTGGCCATGACCTTGGTCATCCTGGCGTCGTCGATCATGTAGTCGTAGTTGGGCTGGCCGTCGACTACTCCCATGAACGCCACGCGAACGGGATTGCCGCCAGCCTTGATCATGTCGTTGGCTCGCGGCTCGCGGAATGACAGCTCGTTGATCATCGCCTCCTTGCCGTCCTTCCCAGGTGCCTTGATCGGACGATGACGAAGCTTGATCACCAGCGGCCACGTGTCCGGTGGCGGCGCAAGCCGCTCGCGCAGTCGCTTTACCTCTGACTCCAGCTCCTCATAGGTCGGCTTCTCCGACGCTGTCTCCGCTTCCGCCGGTGCCTCTACTTCCACCGGCTCCGACGAAGCTTCCACCGGTATCTCGATGGTCTCCTGTTGGAGAATGAAGCCTTCTCGGACTGGCTTATTCATCCTAGAAGCCCATCTCGTTGCAGCGAGTCCCCTCCCACCTCACACGCAGCTGGCCATCGCGGGCGTTGATCTCGATCCCTCCCTTGCAGGTTGCCTCCTGCAAGGAGTACTGCTTCCCGTTGGCAAGCTGCGCAACCACAGTCACATTCGTCTGCTGCTCGAGCGCATCCACAGAGACCTGCGGCAAGGTGCTCAAGCTGCACTCGATGTACGGCACGCGGGGCAGCTCCTGATAGCCGTGGATGCCATCCTGTCCCGCGAGCATCGTTCTCTCCAAGCTGTTCGGGGAGATCGTGAGATCCCCGCGCAGCGGCTCCTGCGCGCCGTCAACCATGACGAACGCTACACCAGCAAACCGGATAGCCATCTTAACCTCGCTTTCTACGCTTCTGTGTGGTTACGTGAGGATCAGGCGCCGAATGTCAGTGGCGGCAATGTAGATGCCTGTGCACTGCCACTGTAGAACTGTGAGCTCGGTCCGATTATCTCTGCGTCCACGCCGCGATCGTACTGGAGCCGGAACTGTGCCAGCACGGCGAAGATGCGGAGCTGGTTGATCAGATCCGGCGGGTAGAGCACGTTGACTCTGTTCGGATTGTTCGGGTCCCTCTCCACGATCAAGTTCGCCACGAACGCGGAGGCGTTCTCGACGAGACCATTATACTCGTCGATGTAGTACTCGGATACCAGCTCGGCCTTGAGTATGCCCGGAGTCACGATCGCCTGCCCCGGCCCAAAACGCGTACCGTCGTCGGCCAGCTTGTGGCGCGGGAACTTGGTGGTGATGTTGTAGCGCTGATTGCGGATCAGCAACGCCAGCGTCGCCAGCGTGGTGACCAGCTCATAGGCGTCGTCGCTGTACCCGTAGTTATTCAACTGATAAGTCGTCTGCTCTCGGGCGATCTGCGGGTAGCCGCTGCCAGGCCAGACCTTCTGGATCGCCATTCCGTTCCAGGCCAGATCGTTGATCTCGAGCCAGTTGAACTGCTCATGAAACGGCGCCGGCAGACAATTGAGCAGTTGCAGCGTCTGCAGCGGACGTGCCGGATCATTGCTCAGTGCTCGCTGCGCCTTTGCAGTGTAAGCCGCCGCCGTCTCGTACATCGGCGTGGGCACGGTCTCCTCGAATGCCATCACCGATACGACACCGCTGTTGCGAGAGTTGCCGAACGCGATCAGATCAGAGAACGCGCCACGTCGAGCCGAGAACACGTGCCCGAAGTGCTGGCGCTTCCAGCCCCATCGCCCGTTGTCCGAGAAGCCGTATTCCACCTCCCAGGCATTGAGGCTGGTCGCGTCGGTGTACGGCATCGCCACGTACTCGAACTCCGTCTCACCCATGTTGGTGATCAGATTGGTGAAATCTGGCGTCCCAGAGCCAAGGCTCAAGAAGTTCGAGGGAGGCAACGAGATCTGCAAGCCAGGCGCCAGCGTCTCTCCGCCGATCTTGCC